CCGTCAGTGGGTTTAGGTCACCCTGCACAAAGTTGAAGTTGGTAGGCGCTGGCCCCTTGAATGGCACCAACGTACCTGTAACGGTTGAGATTCCAGAGAAAAAGAGAAGCTGTTCGAGCTTGGCCCAGTAGCCATCCAGTTTGCTGCCAATCGCAAAGTCTGACCAGGCCGTTTTGTTGGTGGTAATTGCAGCCCCACTGGGGCCAAAGTTCGCCCCGGTAGCTTCAACCGCCGTAAACCAAGATTGGACATTAGCATCATATACAGGCCCTAATGCTCCCAAAAATCCTAAGTCTGAAAGTTTTAAAGTGCTCATGATTGCACACCCCAAGCAGCCACACAATCTGCATCAGTGCTTCCAAAGAACGTTAAGCTTAAAACGCCAACTTTAGAGGCGGCAATGTTAGCTGGCTTGGCACCTAAGAAAACCCAATCAGCGGGAAAAGTTAACGTTCTTAAAGTGGCGCCTGAAATTAGCCTAAGAGTTACAGAACGTTGGCTTGCTTGATTGCTAGCCGTAAAAGTCAGGTTGCCTGTTAGCGTGATGGTTCGAAGTAGGCCGTTTAGCGTAGCCATGTCCAGATCAACAGTGGCAGCGTAAGTAATTGTTCCTTGGGCTGGAGTAAGTGGAGCTTTAGCGTCTAGGCCTGCTTGCAAATCGGTAATGGTGCTGATGGCTTGGTCATGTGCAGCAGGTGTAAAGCTAGTTGGGATACCAGCCAAATCTGAGTAGTTGCCTGGAAACAAAGCAGGCAGCCCAAGCAAGTCATCATAGTCACCAGTGGTAGCTACTGAAGCTAGGCCTGTGATGGTAGAAGCTGCTTGGTCGTGGGCAGCTGGAGTAAAAGTAGTTGGGATACCTAGCAAAGCACCATATTGACCAGTGGTAGCCACAGTAGCTAGGCCTGTGATAGTGCTGGCTGCTTGGTCGTGGGCAGCTGGAGTAAAAGTAGTTGGGATACCTGTTAGACTTGCATAGGCCCCATCAAAAGTATCTCCCGCTAGCCCATAAAGCTCTGTAAAGTTAGCATTGATTTTGCCACCGCCCACCCGCAAAGAATCGCCTGTCCCGTCATCTGCGCTTGCACCTAAATTTAGAGTTTGCTGAGCCATGTTTAGAGCACACTTAAAGCATGCGTGGGTTTACTTTCTTAACTATAGGTGTAATTAAAAGGCCTAGGCTACTTAAGCTTGATCAAATGTTAAAACAAGGCTATCAAACGTTGTAACCAGACTATCAAACGTGGCAGGCGTTGTGGTGTCACTTAGGGCCACTTTAATGGCCGCCAAAATAACCCTATAGCGAGCGTCAGTCGTAGTAATAGACACCGGCAGACACTCAGAAACATACCCATCGCGGGTCAGGTTCCAATACTGATAGCTTCTTATAGTAGCTTCAGGCACTAACCTGCTTACCTCTAGTTCATAATAAGAGATTGGATTCCCGCGCCCACCTAAAGCCTGGATGAAGCTAGCCAACTTGGTTTCCGAGTAGGCGGCAAGAGACTTTTGCACAACTTCAGGCTGCGGGTCAAGAGTCAAATTGCCTACTTTGACTTGGTATTCTCGATAGCCTAGGCGTCCCAGAATGTTATCTTCCAGCCTAGTTAGGCGTACTTCTAAGTCACGAACAGACATCCTATTGCCCAACTAAGGTTTGCTATTAAGGAGGCTCAAAGAGGCCTAGGCTCACTATTAGGTGGAAAGTAAACTAAAGCTACCTCAAGGAACTCCCCAACACGCTTGTTCTGGACGGGGGTAAACTCTCGTTTGCTCAAGGCTTCAATAAAAGCTTCATAAGTAGTTGAAGCATGTAGAAGATCATACAAGAGGGTAACTAGTGAGCCAGACTTAGCTTCTGGTGGGCTGGCGGCTCTATAGGTTGGCATCTTTTATACTCCAATTGTTAACTTATTTTACTCTTTTAGTTGGCCTAAAGTAGCTAGGGCTTGTCTGCTAAGTTGGTAGTATACCTAACAGCATCTGGAATATGCCCAAAGCTAGGCTTGTTGGTTGCTTGGGTTACTAGGTTGGTCATATACTCAAACCCTACTGGGTCATTCTTTTTGTACAACTCTGGAGACACTGCCCACAGCCGAAAAGATTCTGCGTGCCACTCTGATTGGCTTAGGTATGGGTTGCCATATTCTGTAAAATACTGCACGTTATCCGGCATGCTAGAAAAGCTAGGGCCTGCTTTGTATTGCATCTGGTGGCCTAACTCGTGAATCCAGGTGCTAAAGATTTGCTCTGAATCTCCTGCCGCATGCATTTCAGTGTAAGACCACCTTAGGCTATTAGGGTTATTTGAGGCACGCATTAAGACTCTTTTATCCAATGCTTGAAGAGCACCCACGTTTGGTCTAAAGTCCTCCAAGGGGCCTCGTAGTCTAACCTGGGTGTGGTTATACCATGCGCTAGTATAGCCATTAGCTAGCTGAGGTTTACCGTTTGCATCTTTGCCAGACTTTGGGTAAACTGACTTATTGAAAGAGTCTCTGTATTGCAAATTGCCCTTAAACTTTAAGCTAGCAACAAGCTCTTCGGCATTGTCTGGAAGTGCCGAGGTAAAAAAGGTTTGCAGCTCAGTTTGCTTGAGGAATTTTTCAATCAGTGCTGCTTGGTCAGCGGGCAGGCTTCTTATGGCTGCTTGGAGACTTTGATCGGTAATTGCAGAGTCTGAGCTGAGAGCCGTTTTCTGTGGTATGCTCAAAGCTTCAGGGGTTGGCATCCTGTCAGACTTTTTGGCGTTGGCTCTAGGCTTTTTGGGTTTGCCTGAAGATACTTCCGGTTGCTGAAATTGCTTGGAGGGCCACCTAGATTCCCATTTGGGGTTGTACGGCTCGCTAATGGTGGTTATTCGCGAGCGGCAGTTTGGGTGTGCTGAGGGATGCTTACCACGCCAACCATCAGGTGCTTCAAAGTCTTCTTCAAGATCCCTAACTTGGCCACTCAATGAAATGCATCGGGGTGAGGTTCGGCGGTCTGAAAGCGTTTGCCAGATTTTCTTAAGGTCTAACTCAGGGATGACATTATCAACCCCTCGGTATGTGATAAGTGAACCTTCGTTGATTAGGTCATTGGAGACAGTTCGTGCAATAGTCTCAGCGCGGACAGAAGCTGACCTAAAAACGCCATCCCGACCTTTAGAACCCTTTAAGCCAACCCCCAAAACTGAGTCAGCGATTTCATTAACTGGCACTCCCATAGCCAAGCCAATTTGCACTTTTCTTAGCACTTGGTCTTTAACTTGCTGACTAACTTTAGTAATGTCTGAAGATGCCTTAGACTCTAGCAAGCCTAGTGCCCCAATAGGCAACACGGGAGTCCAACTAAAGTATTGAGAATCTTTTGGGATTCGGGCTGTTTCAGCCACTATTAAGCGGCCATTGTTAACCCCTTGTTTTAGACTGCCTTCAACATTCAAAGAGGCCAACCCTTTTGCTTCAAACTCTTGCAAATAGCCTTCAATTACTGGAGCCAACCTGTGTGCATTCCAGTTGTTTGGGTCAGCTTCTAGGTGAGCCTTTAGCAAATTGCGAACTTCTGTCAGGTTTTCTTGCACACGCCTGGCAGTTTGAGTTTCTAGCACTAAGTCTTGATTTGCTAGTGCTCTTATTAAGGCCTTTGAAGTTTGCTCAGGCATTTCTATTAAGCATGCTTAGGTGTGCATGGGCTGGATTAGCAAGACCAAAGTTGAGCCCGGCCACTAGAGCTGTCAGAATAGCCCATTGCTTGAGCTAACTGGGCAGAAGCTGTTTTGTAAAGCTGCTTGCGTGCTTTTAGCTCGTCCTTCCTTAACTCCACCTTGCCGGCTTTGGACACCAACAAGGAGTCATCGATGACTGATGGGCTTAGCTTATCAAAAGTTCTTTCACAGCGCCCTAAAGCACTTTCTAGAGTAGCTAAAGGCTGCCCCTGATGTGCATAAATATTTGCAGGCAAGGCTGTGGTCATATTGCCAACCACAGACAACAACCTAGATTCACTAAGAGTGGAGCTTCTGATATTGAAAGAAAGCGCCAACAACCCTTGCAAGCTGTCTAAGTCTAGGTGAAATTCAATTCTGCTTCTTTGTAGTTCAGTTAAAGGCATAGCTAAAGTGTCTCAGGGTCTACTTCGTCTAGTGGATAGATAACTGGAATAGTTTGCTCAGTTTTTGCCTCAGGTACCTCAAAAGCAAACTTAAAAGTATACCCTAGCTCTTTGCGCTTTTCAAAAAGCAAACCTACAGCTAGCAAGGGCCAAACCAAACAAGCACAAGCATATATAAAAAGTTGGCGCTGGCTTGGGTTGGTTTCTCGTTCAACCAACAGCAGGAATATAAAGGAACAAGCTAGAATGTAAAGCATGCAAAAGCCAACTGAGTATAAATAAAAGTGTCCCAAAAGTGGCCCAGGGTTAACCAAACAGGGCCCCCCCCTACACTCCCCCTGCTATATGGTGTTTTCTGGCAAAATTTACCGGTTGCCCGAAAATTTCGGAGGCTGTAAAGTTGGTAAAAAACACCATATAGCAGGGGGGGTGTAGGGTGGGTGGCCTGTTGATTGGTTAGCCTGGGTAGCTAAAATGGCAAACTAATTAGTTGGCTTAGTAACTACTGTTCCGTTAACAGTTTACCACCTTAACTGCCCAGGCTATTTAGTGGCTATTAAAAAAGCCCAATGCAAAACTACAAGCTTGCATTGGGCTGCCTAAGAGAGGCTCTAGTTAGCTTTGATGTTTTTGATCACCATGCCGGCGGCCTTGGGGTTGGGAGTAGCCAGTTGAACATACGCTTTCACGTAGCCCTGAAGCTGCTCACCAGAGTTCCCAAGAAACTCGATGGTGGTGCGGATGCCATCAACGACGGGGGCTTGGTCGTACCCTTGAACTTGGTGAATCAGGCTTAGCCCGGGGTTGGGAACCAGAACAGCCAGCTCAATCTTGCTCATGTCAAGAATATACAGGCGGCCTGAATCAGCCAGGTCACCAGCAGCAGAAATGTTCCGATCGCGGAGGAAAGGCACGCCAGCAAAGCCAACGCTACCATACCCAAGAGAGCCACTGGAGTTAGCTTGGTTCACAAAGTGCGCGGCACTCAGAGCGCTCAAGTCGATGTTTTCCATCAGCTGCTTATACTTGGTCATGATCTCGCGACCAGTGACACCAGTAAACAGGCCGGGGGTCTCAGAGAAACCATAGCCATTGGCAGCAAAGAAAAGGCTGTCAGCTTGGTACAGAGCTAGGGTGGACAATTCCGTAGTAACAGGGCCGGTTGCTTCAAGATCCAGAACCACAGATCGAAACGCTTCATTGCCAGCAGTTGCACGGTTGACTCCAGCATAGGTGCCTGTGCTATTGATCATGCTTTGAACGCCAACCAGACCGTTGGTAACTGAACCGCCAAACAGATCAGCAGCAATCTTATCGGCAAGATCTTTAGCAGCCATCATCACTTCAGATTGCAGCAGATTGCCCAGGCCGCCAGGTTGGTTTGCCATCTGTTCCGCCGCTCGCTTATTGACAGCGAACTTTGCAATATAGGTGCTCCAATCAAGCGTGGGAGCAACGTACTCAGTGCCTTCGGTACCAGCCATAGTAACGGTTGAGCCATCAGAAATCGGGCCAGCATCATGATCACTAGAAAGAATACCCTTCATGTAGATGCGGTCAGAAGCAACAGCCCGCTTCGTGATTGCCTTCAGGATGGGGTTGGCACGGTTTACGTAGTCTTGAAGAGGCTCTTGGAAAATTTTGTTTGCTACTGCCGAAACAGCGGCGTAATCAATAGCCATGATTTGAGTACCTTATGAAACTTTTAGGTGGGCTATTGGTAGCCTCTGTTATTATCAAGAGACGCCTGAGCAGCCCAGGGTACTAATGGCTACCCAGGCTAACTCTACAGTAGCCACTAAAGCACGCCTTTTAGCCGCCTTGTGATTGCTCAAGCCAACCAATTAAGAAGCCTTCACGGCTGCCGTGAAGGCTTCTCTGTTAATAAAGAAGGCTAACCTTGTGGCTAACCTTCCATGCCCATGCATACCTAGGCAAGAATTTAGAGCCGATAAAAAACGTAGTAATCTCGAGAGACTGCGCCTATATTCCGGCTAATAATCCCATGGTAAGTCCAACCCAATTCAAGGTAGCTTAGAAGTCTTTCTTCTAGCTGCCGTTGGGCAGACTCAATGGTTGCTGGATAGTTGTCCCCAAAGTCATGGGAGTTAACCACCAGAACTTCTGGCTTTTTAATAGGCTTCTGAGTTGGCGTGCTGTCTGGCATAATGGGGCTCCTAATTAGTATGCTCAAGGTTGGACTAGATTAAGGCGTCAAACGCTTTTAGATATTCAGGAGTTATATCAGCAAACGTTTTGGGAGCTGCAGGCTCTTTAGGCTTGGTGCCAGCCGGAGCTGCAGGAGCTGGTGAGCCAGGGGTAGGTGGCTGCTTTTGGCTGGCAACTTTCAGGCTATTCGAAAGAGTCTTATAAGCATCCGAGCTTAGAAAAGCACTTAGCGCTGTTAAGTCAGCCGGGAGCACACCTTGAAGTTCTGCAGGAACGTTAGCAGAGCTAATCAGCAAATTCCTAAGAACGGTATCATTTGGAGAAACCGCAGGAGGTTCAGGTGCTTTGGGAGCCTCAGTAGGCTTAGCATTTTCAGGCGCCTTGGGTGGTTGTGAAAGAGCTTGCACTGCGGCCGCCACATCAGCTAGTGTAAACCCAGCAAATGTAGGAGTCTCAGGTGCAGCAGGAGGAGTGGCCGGGGCTGCGGGAGGTGCTGCTGCTGAGGGAGTGGTCGGATCTGCCGGAGGTGCTGCCGGGGCTGCAGGAGGTGTGGGTGGAGTGGCCGGAGGTGTGCCTGCAGCGGCACCAGCATCTGGATCGGCATTGCGGAATGGGTACTTGGAAAACTTCATGGTGGTATGCCAGATAGGTTACTTTAAGTTTATCAAAGTTGAACTGTGTTAGGCAATCAAGGCCTAGGGTTTATCCGAAAGTGCAACCAAAGATCCGTGCGTTTTGTGCAGAGTCTAAGTTGTTGCGCAAGATTAGGTTGAAAGTCCACTTTTGCTTGGAGTATAAAACCTCAGTTGCAATTGACCATTCACCAGGAACCAAGCCTAGCGCTTCTTCAAACTTAACTTGAGAATCTTCGGGTAAGGGAATCATTCTGGTATTTTCTACGTGGGCGTCACTACTTAAGCTCTGAATAGAGGCCCTGGTTACTGGCCCACAGCTTTTGCACAGTTTTCCACCATCGTCTTGCTTAGACATCTTCCAGGTTTATCCTCAGCTTTTCTTCAATTTGCCCAAGGCTTAACTGAGGCCACACGGTGGATTTCAAGGCTTCAACACGGTCCACTCCAAGGTCTACCATTTGTTGGGCTACGGCAAGCAGCTGGCTAACTTCCATAGGTGACTCCACAAAATAAGGCATCTTGCGAGTGATAGACACCTGATAGCTTTTAGGGTCACCCTGGTTTACCATCAGCAACATGCCGTCAGCTGCAGACATTCTTAAGGCTAACTCAAATACTAACTTTAGGCCATCAGTGACGTAGTTTTGCCACTTTGCTTCTGCCTTGCTAATGGTGCTTGAGTTTAAGATTCTTAAAGTAAGCGAAGAGACATCTGCTGATTTTACTTCCGCACCTGACCGAATACCCATGTGGCGATTAAAGTTATTTTCCAGCTTTTCTATAAGCTCAAGGTGCTCTTTTTTGATTGCATTATAATCCAGGACGTCAATTGTACCACCGTCCTCGTTAGCCTCCTTTTGAAGCACCTGAATGCGATTCTTAAGACGCTTTAGAGTATCATCAGGATCAGGACTGGCCAGCATAGGCGAGCCAAAGAAGTGAATGTTTTCTAAGCTGTCAAACGTAGCCAGGATTATGCTGGCTGCTAATCTACAAGCACCAAAGTTAAACTCAGACTCACCCTTTTTAGAGCCCAGGCTTACGGAGTTTTTAATAGTTACCGCAGGCACTTCTTGGTAAGGGTGTTCAATAAACGTTTGGTTGGCACCCCAATCAAATAGGTAAGCATATTGCTTTTCAACTAGGGGGTACTCAATATAGGCTTCTGGTGTAATATCTAACCTATAGACGTAAGTCTTGTTGTCAATTTCTCGAAGTGTTTGAACAAGAACTAGGTTAGAGTGTGAAGTAAACTCAGTTTTGTCAAACCACTCAAATGAATAGTTGTCTCCAGACAAACGGAGCACCACCAAAAGTTCTCCTGTTATGGCCCCGGTTTCCCATATACTTTCTAGGCTTGATTGCACTCGGTTTTTGGTGATCAACTCATTCAAAAAGGTTTGGCGAACATCTTGAGTATCTGCAAATTCAAGGTCAACATTAAGCCCGCCATCAAATAAGAAGCGGTTAACCTCATGCAAGTAGTTTGACACCGGCGAGGCTACTACTGGAAGGCAACATGCACGTTGATGGTCCCAAATAAGAGCATGATTGTTTTTGGAAGTCTCTCCTGCGAGGTACCAGGTTAGGTCTATAAGCTTGTTGTTTTCTGCCACTCTGGTAACCTTGGAAAATTCTAGGGCTAGCTTAAAGACTATTGAAGAAGGCCCAGGGTTAACAAAGCTACCCAGGCTTAATCCACAGCGGCCACGGAGGCTTACCATCGGTCCACCTAGCGATTACTCAAGCCAACCAATAAAGAGGCCACCACGGCAGACGTGGTGGCCTCTCTGTTAGTGTGCTAATTGGTTGGCTAGCTGGTAAATGTGGCGGCTAATTCCGCGGGCTTATGGCTTACTCCAGGCTGAAGTAAATCAACTGGATTGCTAGCGGTGATCTGGCTTTCATAAACCTCCTTGCGAAATGCCTTATCTTCGTTAACTGAGCTAAAGAACATATACTGATAGGGCATATCTTTGAACTGAAGACGCTGGAAAAAGTATGCCCAAGATAAGAGGTGGGCAATCTGTCCAACCCATGTTGCTTGCTTAGTATGCTTGGCGTGCACCAAATTCCAAATCTCGTCGTGGTAGCTAAACATAAACTGGGCGTCTAACTTCATGGCCTCATAAAAGTGGTCTGTAATTACCAGCATAGTGTGGAGTAGGTCTGCGCCACTTGATTGGATTGTCCAGTTGGCTCTGGACGTAAGATAGTCGCCATCACAATTAGCTTCAGTAATAGCCTCAGACATAGCAGACCCTAGCATTGGCGTCCGGGGTAGGCTGTCAGTTTGAAGGTGGGCAAACTTAGATGGCAAGGGCTGTCTATTAGCTAGCTTCATCATGAAATTGTATGCTTGGGAATCTGTTCCCCCAACATAGGAGTAAGTCCCTTTCTTGCCATATACTTTAGACCCTCGGCGCAGCTTCAAAGCTTTGTTGGCTATGCTTTTGCACTGGTCTTCTGAAAGCTCAGGGCGCTGGCTTTTAATTGTTGAGGAGCACCCTAAAACTCCAGACAAATAAAGCATCTGGAAGTTCAGGTTCTTAGCAATGGTTCTAGACATCTTCAAAAACAAAGCCAGCAAGGAGTGGCCGTCTGTTTTCTTATCCTTATCTCCAAGAAGCTGAGTATAGCCCATTGGACTACTTCCAAAGATGCCAAAAGCTAACGCATCGGCATAACTTGAGGCTATCTTAAGCTCTTGAGCATCAAAGTCATAGCCAAGCATTTCGTAGTTGCCTAGAGCATCCTTAGGCAAATCATGCTGCCAATTAACAGGCCTAACCATGCCCTTCAATTCGCTGCCAATAACTTTGGGCTTGGCTGAGCTAACGGTAAGCCATAAACGCTCAACACACCTGCGTGAGGCAGTTCCAAAGTATGCCAAAACAGGCTCAACCATGAGGCCCTTGGTGCCGTCAGGATAAACACATTGCTTAGGCTTGTATTCGTGAGCTCTGGTTCGCATCGAAGTCCAGTAAGCTATTGAACGGGCAGCTTCTAGAAAGTCTTTAGCACTTTCGTTAGGGCTGCTCAAAAGGCCAGAGTCTATGGCGTCTATATAGTCCTTGGCCAGTGGGTTGCCGCAGTTGTTTGCATCGCCTTTCTTGTGAGGCACTTTTTGGTACTGCCCCGGCTTGAACAGTTGGCTCAAACAGCCTGGGATGCCATTGGGCAACTCAACGGTTGTGGGGCTGCTTGGAAGAGCTTTGAACATCCACCCAAGTTTTGGATGGTGTACCAGAGGTTGACCTTGCCAGCACATCTTAAGCAGCCTTGGAGCCAAACGTGAGCCGGTTGAAATGCCTTTAGACTTAGCTTTTCTCCACCACGCAGGGAAGCCTTTGTTGGCCCCTGATTTAGCTGGCGTCCAATCCAGCTGAGACTTCCATGGGCATGCATCAATAACAGCCTGGGTTAGCTTTCCAGATTTATATCCGTTTGCCCAGTGGTGTGCAATGGCTTCAATGTCTTTCTTTAGTTGCTTTTTGGTCACGGCATAAGCTTTGTCTATTTCGAATAGCCGGGCTTCCCAATCATCTTGAACCGGTAGAAAGCTTTTAGATAGTATGCAAGAGCCACCAAACGAAATGATAGATGGCTGGCTCCGGAAATACTTAGGAACAATAGCTTGCCCCAGTCTATAGGTATACAAACCATCTTTTAGGTTGTAGTCTAGCAGCTCGTCTAGGCAGTCTCGAAACTCTTGGACGTTGCTGGCATTTACAAAGATATTCCTAGTAGCTTTGTCGGCTTTCGTGAGTGGCTTTAATGGCTTGACATGATGGTTATAAACTGCCACCAAAGAGTTGTCGGAGGTTTGAGTGGCCCACTTAGAAGCAAACGTCTGAGAGCCTGCTAAGTAAGCCTTATAAGGAACTCTTTGCTTACTTGACATTCCACAAATGGCCATGTGCATGCTCATGGTGTCCAACCAAATGTTTCTATTGGTAAGGCTCAAGTCATAGGTTTCTGCAACTCTTGTGCTATCAAACTTTGGATTGTGGTTTAGTATAAGCTTGCCATTGCCTAGGGGTATCAGGCAGTCTGAATACATAACGTTGCTTGAAGCAAGCGCTGGATGAATCCACAAATACCAAGCAGCGTTAGAAACAGCAACAGCTAGCACAGGGCCATTGCCTTGCTTAACAAAAGTCTCAACATCAAAAACTAAAGTATCCTCAGTAGGGTGAGTAACTTTTGAAATTGCCCAGCTTTCTTCAGGCTTTTCTTCTAAGGTGAAGTCAAAATCAAACACAGACTTCTCAAGTCTGCCCTGAAACTCGTATCTAGTCCATCCTGCTTGCTTCAGCAACACCCCAGAATCTGGCGTTTCACTGATGCCAGCGTTAAGAAACTCCAACAATTGATTCTTAACTGGCTGCCATTTGGTAGCGGCCAAGTTGTTTACATAATCTTGAAGTGAACCATCAAACTTTGGCACATCCAGATTAAACCCCTCATAGCCTTCAGTGTCTGGGGGAAATTTGTATCCCTCAAACGCACGAAAGCTAGCCTCAATTTCTGCTCTAGTAACACGGTCTACTGATGGCCTTTCACCATCAAACAAGTAACTCCAGAGCTGATCTGAAATCATTTCGAAGCCTAGCTCGTTTACCTTGGGCTTAGTGTTTAGAGTTTTGGTTTGCATGCTTTTGGTTTGCTTATTGGCTTACTTCAATTGTACTCTAAGGCTGTCTTAGGAGTAACCTCAGGTTGGCCTATTTTGGCTCTTCAAGTCTGACTTTGTAAAGCCTCATGATAGCCCTAGTGCGGGCAATGTACTCTAGATTCTCTTCTTGAATAAGCTCAGCCTCTGTGGTGGCCATTCTATGAGGTACTAGGTTGGTCCCCCAGTAAACCACCGTGTTAGCCTCAGCACCCTTGGCTGCGTGAATGGTAGACAAAGTGATTGCTGAGGTTGTTTCGGCTTTTTTGAAGAACCTCTTTAAGAGTCTTTTGAAGGCGGACCAACTAGCTGGCTTATAATTTACATAAAACAAATCCAGGCATTCAAGGAGGTCTAGCATGGCGCTTGCTTTTTTATCTTTGGCGAATTCTGTCATCATTGCTAACCAAGTCTTGAACTCGCCAATAGGGACTGGAGGGTTGGCTGAAGTAGCCTTAAATATGAGGTTGGTTAGCTTTTCTAACAAGACATCGCGGTTGAAGCAAAAGGGCTTGTCTAGGGCTACTAGCCGAAGCGCCAACTTGATTAGCGCAACGTTTGTTCTGGCCACCACTAGCGTCTCCGTGCTGGTCTGAACAAGATGCTCAAAAGCTTCCATCTGGCTTAATTGGGCTACTTCCCCAACTGGAGCACCAGGGCATGCTTGAAGATCTGGTTCAATTTCTTGGGCATGCTCAATAATGGCCAAAGCACACCGGTAGTTTATAGGCATG